TTCACAAACCTTGCACAGTACTCTAGCAGCACGAACAACAGTATATCAATGTTGTGGGGAAGTCTTGAGACACTTAAAAACAGCCTTGCAACAGCGTTTGCACCAATTCTTAGCGTAGTAGCACCGATTCTCAGCAAGTTCATTGACATGCTTTCAACAGCTGCAAGTTATGTAAGTATGTTCTTCTCATTCTTGTCCGGAAAGAGTACATACACGAAAGCTATCGCAGTACAGAAAGATTATGCCGGAAGTCTTAAGGACACGGCAAGCGGTGCAAAAGATGCAGCAGACGGAACAAAAGAAGCTACGGAAGCTGCGGAAGAGTACTTATCACCACTTGATGATATCAACAAAATGGATAAGCAGGACTCAGGAAGTGGTTCTGGCGGATCCGGTGGTGGTGGAGGTGGTGCTGGTGGCGGTTCTGGACCACTGTTCGAAGAAGTACCAATCGACAATAAGTTTGCATCCTTGCTTGATTCCGTATTGGACAAGCTGAAACAAATCAGAGACATCTTTATGGATGGTTTCTGGGATGGACTTGGAGATTACAAGCCAGTACTTGAAGAACTGAAGAAAGACCTTAAGTCTATCGGAGAACACATCAAAGATATCTTCACAGATAAAAATGTTCAGGAAGCAGCTAAGAGATTCGCTACATTGTTCATTTATAACATGGGCAAAACAGTAGGCTCATTTGTTTCGATTGGGTTAACAATAGCAGCAAATGTTGTTGGAGGTATTGAAAGCTACTTAGAAGAGAATACAGACAGAATCAAGAAGTGGCTTGTGAGGATGTTCGATTTAGGCTCAGAGATTTCCATAATTGTAGGAAATTTAAGTGCAACAATTGCAGAGATATTCCAACAGACATTCGGATCACAGACAGCACAGAACATTACTGGCAATATTATTGGCATATTTACCACAGCGTTCGGAGAAATTATTCTACTTGCCACAAGCTTTGCAAAAGATGTAATGGATGCGATTGCAACACCTATCATCGAGAACAAAGATAAGATTATTGAAGCTATCAATAACACGCTGAAACCAATAGAGGAGATTACTCAATCTATAGAAGACTTCGTACAGAAGTTAGCAGATAAGCTGACGGAACTGTATGATGAGCATATAGGACCGTTTATCAATGATGTTGGAAGTGGCTTATCAGAAATAGGTGGAACACTTCTTGATACCTATAACCAGTATATCGCACCGATTCTTGATCAGTGGGCGCAGAAGTTCGATGAAGTCTTAAACGGACCAGTGGGCGATGCAATTGACCACATCATTGACGAAATTGGAAGGCTGATTGATGGACTTAATTGGCTGTGGAATAACGTACTTATTCCTCTTATACAGTGGTTGATAGAGAACGTGATTCCAGTACTTGCACCTATAGTGGCATGGATTGGTGATACGCTTCTTTCCATTGTTGCCAGCGTAACTGGAATGGCAGATAGCGTTCTCAAACAGCTTGATGGAATCATCCAATTTTTAACAGGAGTTTTCACTGGGGATTGGGCGCAAGCATTGAGTGGAATCCTGTTATACGTTGAAGGATTTAAGCAGAACATTAATATTATCTTCAATTTCATCAAGAATCAAATACTTGATCCGCTGTCAAAATGGCTTGACGGAGTATTCAAGGTGGATTGGGTAAAAGACTTTGGTGTAATTGG